GATGCTGAAGCATTTCCTGCAATCATTGCATATGCTAAGACAACTTCAGGTGGCACAAATAAAATTGCTGACATCAATAAGCAACAAAGTACACGCCAATACAAAGTAACAACAGCAGACGGTACTGCATACTGTGTATTAAAAGCAGGTACTCCTAGCAATTTGGGCGAGATGTCTATTACTGCAACTGATAGTTCAGGCAAGACATACTATGTTACAAAATTAACAAGACACTTAGCTACATTGTCACAATATGGTTCAAGTGGTTGGCAATTTGCAACAGGTACTCGTGTACAATGGGTTACAGGTAGTCCAACTGCTGGTACTACAGTTCAAATAGCTAACGCTTAAGGGGAACATCATGGGAAGACCTCTTAAAATAGCAAAATACGATAGTTATCGCAATCAGTTATTGGATACTGGTTTCCCTAATGATGGGTTAACAGATAATGGTTTTAGTTCAAGTGGTGTTGGTGTTGTCGGTGGACAAACTAATACACACGGTGATAACTTAAACATCAAAGCCAGAGTTAAAATTGGTACACATACTGAAGCTGATGGATTTGTGTTACGTCAAAAAGGCAAACACAAATTCTTAGTAACAGATGGTACTAACACTGGTATTTGTACATTGGCTAATACTAGCAATGGTAGTCTAGCAAGTGATACAATGACTGTTACTGTAACTACTTCTGATTCTAGTACACACACATTAACAAGCCTCACAAACAAATGGGGTGTTGGATTTGATGGTACTAAGTATCTATTGTCATTTGCACACAATGGTGTTGTAACTGGTACTGCATATGCAGAGGCATCAGTTAATCACTGGTAATATTTTTATTACAACAACAAGAAAGCACTCTATTTTAGGGTGCTTTTTTTATGAGGTTTTGTAGTTTGTCTTGTACTACATCAAAGTTAACTGTATTGAATAGTCCTGGATGTAATGGTTTTGGATAGTGTTTGCTATCTACCCAACAGTACCCTACGTGTTCATCATTTAGAGTAGGTATGAATTCATTTTCTATCTTACAAAAAAATGTATGATATGTGAATTGATTGTTGACAAATTTTTGAATTGGAATAAGTTTAGCATGCTCAGGGAAGAATGCAATTTCTTCTATACACTCACGTTTAACACCTTCAAACAATGTTTCACCTTCATCTATTTTTCCACCTGGAATGCCCCAGTTACCAATGTTCTTAGAATCATTGCGTAGTAAAAATAAAAATCTTTGTGTGTCATTGGCGTAAAAGAATACACCGCCCGAGTTGTTCTTCATAGTATGATTTATCAGTTATGAAGTTGACCATTAAATTACTATGTTATAATCACCCTGATCATACCAGCCCTCAAATGATTTCATCCAAATGCCTTCGGCAAATCTATATTGTACACCTGATGTAATGTTAGTAACGTACTCTACATTGGGTGCATTTACGCTATCAAAATCAACAGACCATTGACCTGTTGTTGCACTATATTGAATGATATCATTTGCATTTGCAACTACACTTCCCCAAACACTATAGTTAAGGGGGCTAGTTGTTGCACTGCCAATTGGTTCTACAATCAAATAACGTTGTCCATCTGCTACTGCAGGTAATCCTTGACCAGGGCCTTTGACCTGAGGATTAATAATACTATCAACTGACTGTAATGTATTTTGCGGTAATGTGTCAACGTCAACATTATAAATTAAAAGTCTATCATCTTCTGGGTTAAATGCAATTGTGCCCACTATGTCTGTAGTCATATAGGGATTTTGTAACCATATCTGACTTATACCTGGTCTTACGGTTCCGTACACATTCAACACACTTGACCAATACAATTGACTATCAGGATTAGCTGGTAAATCAATTTGTTTATTGTCAGGGTTGAACGGTTGATCTGCTCTTATGATTTGTAATGTATTGCCTATAAACAATATCTTGTATCCATATGGTGTAATTTTTTCACGTGTACCTAATAACAATTGATCATCCTGCATATCTGTAAGTGCATTTCCCTTGAATATACTTGCAATGATTTTGTGAATAATACCAAGTTTTTTGATTTTACTTGGGCTACTAATCCATATAGGCATATAGAATTTCCATGACATGACATCAATGGGATTAGCACTGCCAGTTGGTATACTGCGACTACTAAATGTTAATCCATCTTGATATACTACACTTAAACTTGTCCAATCAATAAAATTATCAGTGCTTTGAATTTCCATACTAGGATTAAACAATACACCCAACTGCTCTAATAACTCTAACTTTTGATTGTAATTAGTTGTCCAAAAATCTACTGTTACTCTTAATGTATAAGGTACTGGCATAATACGTTCTACTGTAAACGCTTGTCCTTGTGTAGGCTGTGTTGTACCAGTCACTGGGTCATATGAGCGTTGTCTTACATTTAGTTTATCTAAAAAATAAGGGTCTTGTGTACGTTGCTGGTCATACTCTACACCAGTGATATAATAAGTAATCATAGGTGCACTTGGCAAACTACTTGGACTATTGTTTGCTTGTTGCGTTGCAACCATTCTACTAGTGTCACCATACTGAATAGGTACACGAACTACAATAGGATTACCTGCAGGGTCAGTTCCTTTCGTAACATTCCAATCTGAAAAAATTCTAGCAAACTGAATTAAAAATCTGCGTATCTGCTGGTCGTAAAAATATTGTGCCATTGTTTGCCTTAATCTACATTAATCTTAAGTATGCTTGAAAGTGATTGTATCTCTGGTATAGTAGTACCATTTGTAAGAGTTGTAACATTACTGTTATTAATGAATGAACCCAATTGAGTTTGATTTTGATTCAATCCACCTGCAACTCTATTATTAACACTTATCTTGACCCATAGTGAACCATCCCAACGGAACATTACTTGCGGTAAGTAATCCAATCGTAAGAAATAGTCACCTATTGCTGGGTTAGTGGGGAAAGTTATTCCCGATTTGAATGGTAATCCATTTGGTGCAGTACCATCACCTACCAAATAACCATCTGTATAACCATATCCACGCGGAGTTGTTCTAACAATGAATGTAAATCTTGGATCTTCATCAGCTCTGAAGTCCATGATATTTGTATCTACTATTAATGTTTGATCAAATGACGGTAAACTTGGGTCTTGGTCTGCATCTGAATATGTATTATCTGATGTACCATATGGTGCAGTGATCGTTGAAAGTGCATGTGCTGCAATAACTAAATCACCCTCTACTTGACCTGAATTAGTATCTGAACGTTGAGGTGCTATTTCTTCAACTTCTAAATTCATTCTTACTAATGTTTGTAGTAACTCTCTTGATCCAATTGGTAATCCTTGTATGCCTGCAAGTGCGGCGGGGCCAATTACAATAAAGGGGCTAGGTCCTCTTAGTACAACAGTACCTCTTGTTGGAGTAGGTGCACCTTTAAATGTTACAATGCTAGCTGGTAATGCGGGTTTGCCTGCGTCATCAGTTGGAGCCAAATACAATTGACTTCTATCGTAACCCAATTTAGGTACAATTCTTGCGGCTTCTGAAATCATTGCATCATTAACTTGAATATTTTGATTGTAACGACCAATGATGTCTTTGAGACTGTCAGCAGTATCTAGTGCCCAATAAGGTGTATTCACTACGTATTGACCTGTTGTTGGGTCAAGAATTGTACAAGGTGTACCTACTGGTACATTTTGTTGTGCAACATAATTTGTGTTACCATAACTAACAACATAGCCTGGTACATATGTAGCAGTCTTGCTCCAGTCTCCCAAATAATTATCTGTACTTGCTGGTGTTTTAAGAATATTACTAAACTCCTGACTATCTACTAATGGTTCACACTTGATACGCCATAGATGCGGGTACCATGTTTGACTAAAACCTTCACTGGCAAAATTACCATCTGTCACTTGGTAATATCTACGCAAGCTAACTGGTATCAATTCATTCAATGGGTGATAGTCAGTTAAGTGAGGTAATTCAAGCACATCACCAACCATTAATTTACGTCCAATCATATCAATCATTGTATTATAATGTACAGTAATGAATATAATATCATTGTTTAAAAACAGTCCAAATTGACTCAAATCAAAATCTAAATTTTGTACGTTATAATGACCACGTAGACGATAAATGTTATCATCATACTTACGGTCACGGTTTTCTAAAAACAACAAGTCTTGTATTTTGGTAGGGTCTAATGTAGTTTGTTCAGGTGTTGATAAACTAGCAGTGGGTCCATTATCCATTACACCCAAGTATTTGTGTATGTATAGATCAGTGGCCCCCACATTCAACATTTCCGATATGGTTTTATCGAAAAAACGATAGTCGTTGCTTTTGTCTGATCTATATAGTGAGAGTTTTGGCATTATTTAATCCAATTTATGTAGTATTTATCACGTATTTTCCCAACTAAGACATATCCAAAAATTTGACATTAAATAAAGATTGTGTTATAATTACACATTATCGTTAAATAGGAGTAGATATGGCGACAAGAAAACCCAAAAATACAGACGATCATTTGGTCAAAGCATTAGATCCTAGAGATGCCGATACAAAGTACATGGGTGATGAACCTTTTTTCGCACTACAACCTGACGCAGAAGGTAGAACTTTAGCATTAGTTAGAAGTTTTACATGGTACAATCGTTTCTATGGTAAGAAAGATGCTAAAGAATTATTGTGTCTTTATTTAGACCATCACAATCGCCCTGCTGAAGCCAAGTACATTAGAAAAGTACATGAAAACGAAATGCTAATGACGTTGTGTTGGTTGGCACGTATGAATATGCGTGGCTTAGAATTAACTGAGCAAGAGAACTTGACACTAGAAAATGAAATTACTAGATTGAGTAAACTAGTTCATAAGCCAGAAGTTGTTGAGAAGGAAAAAGATATCAACAAGCCTACTATTCAAGACTATTTGCGTGAAAAGGCTCGTGATGCCGCAGGTGAACTAGAAGGTGCTTTTGATGAATTTTTTACTACAGGTAAAACTCCTACAAAAACAGTAGATATTGTTGCAAAGCTTAATGTAACACCTCAACACATTCCTTTGATTGTTGATGTATGGAAGAAAAAACAAATTGAGTTTGAAACACTTAATGAGACTGATGACAAAGAACTTAAAGAGGCTTATGGTAATTTAGGTAAGATTCAGTTGCGTAACATTCTTAAGTACATTGAGCAAGTATTGGGTGACTTGAATAGTTATATTTCAATTAAGAAAGCAAGCAAAGCTCCTCGCAAGAAGAAAGCAATACCTGTTGAAAAGATTGTAAGTAAACTCAAGTATTTGAAAGAATTCAAAGATGTAACTACAAAGCTTGATTTGACAAGTGTACATCCAACTAAGTTGCATGGTGCAAGTGAGGCGTGGGTCTATGATACTGCAAAACGTAAATTGCATCACTATATTGCTGATGATTATTCTAAGACTTTTACAGTTAAAGGTAACACAATTCTAGGTTTTGATACTGCTACTAGTGAAATCAAAACACTTAGAAAACCCGGTGAACAACTTAAAGAAGTAATGGGAAGTAAACCCGCAGCTCGTAAGTTTTTCAAAGATATTAAATCTACCCCGACTGTACCGACAGGTAGATTCAATGAAAATCTAATTATATTGAAAGCATTCTAATGACTGACATTGAAAAACGAATGCATGAGTTGATGGTTCCAATAGATAATTGTATTCAACTAACTGATGATGAAAATGAACTATTGATGTTAGCTTGTGCAATGATGCAAAGAACACGTGAAATTTTTGATGATACTATAGGTGAAAGAGGAAGAAAACAAATGTTTAAGGAAATGATATGAATATTGATTTAGAAAAATATAGTAAGTTTGTAGAGGCTGTTACTTCAAGGGAAAGTAACAATTATGATTATCTAGCACCTAGAATTAATGAGTTGCGCAATAGTGATCCTAATATCAATCCTAGTCTATTGTTGACTGCATGTCTAGGTATGGCAGCCGAAGCAGGCGAGTTTATTGAGATTCCTAAAAAGATTTTCTTTCAAGGAAAACCTCTAACTGACGAAAATATCTTTCACATGAAACGTGAGTTAGGTGATATCATGTGGTACTGGGTTAACGCATGTAGGGCACTTGATTTAGACCCCAATGAAGTCATTGCTGAGAATGTTAAGAAGTTAGAATCACGTTACCCCGGTGGTACGTTTGATCCTTACTATAGTGAAAATCGTTTACAAGGAGATATTTAATGAATCCATCAGTTAAAGTTAAAAGTTTAAAAACAAATTCCGATAATTTGAAAATACCTTCGCAAGAAAAAGGTAACGAAGGTAATGTAGGGAAATGGTATGAAAAAGTTTTAAAAGAAAAAGGATTTGAGTGGAATCCAGGAAAAGGTGTTGATTTACCGGGTTTAAACGTAGAAAATAAAACAAGAAAGCATGGTAGTAAAGCCCCTCATACTATAACTACTATGACATTTAATGATATTATTAATACAGATTATAAAGATTCTGTATTTGCTAAAAAAATGCAACAACAAAATCGAATGAAGTATGATAATACATTTAATCAAGTACTTAGTGAAAGTGTTTATGATTTTCGAGATCCGGACATACAAAAAATGTTAGAAGAAGATTATGAAACAAATCGTGATTTTTTCAAGAATTCAGCAACCCAACCTACAGGTACTACAATAATGGGTGATCATGTAATTTTTGAACATAGAACATCGAACACATACGCAATCAGAATTAATGATGAAGGTATGAAAAAGTTTGAAGGTATGGCTAAATCTACCTTTAATGATTTGTTTGAATACAAGTAACAGAGTATCTCCAGATAAATACAATATCTGGAGAATTACATGGCTTACGTTAAATTAGACGAACTAAAAGAACAATTATTCAAATCCCTAAGTTATCGTTTAGGTGCGGGAATTATTGACTTAGAATTAGACCCTGAACACTATGAGGCTGCATACAATTATGCAATCAAAGTTTATCGTCAACGTGCACAGAATGCCAATATAGAGTCATATACATTAATGACATTGGAAGCAGGGGTAGACACGTATACATTACCATCTGAATTTATCAATGTAAGACAAGTGTTTCGTAGAACAATCGGTTTAGAAACAGGACCTGCTAGTTCTAGTTTTGATCCCTTCAGTAGTGCTATTCTTAATACATACTTGCTTAATTATAACTACGCAGGTGGATTGGCCACATACGATTTTTATGCAGGTTATATTGAATTGGCAGCTCGTATGTTTGGTGGTTATGTAATCTATACATTCAACCCTGTTACAAAGCAAATCCGTTTAGTTCGCAATATTAAAGGTTCAGGGGAACAAATTTTGATATGGGCGGACACTCAAAGACCTGAAGCAGAATTATTACAAGATCCGGGTGCAGGTGTCTGGCTAGGTGACTTTACACTATCTACGTTAAAGTTAACGATTGGTGAGGCACGTGAAAAGTTTGGATCTATTGTTGGTCCTGGTGGCGGCACAAGCTTAAACGGTACTGCATTAAAAGCAGAAGGTTTAGCACAACAAAAAGATTTACTAGAAGACCTCAAACGTTACGTTGATTACAGTCAACCTCTAACATGGATTCAAGGTTAACCTAAACGTTTACTTTTGTCATATAGTTGTAGTATAATTATGTCTACAGGAGATTATATGATAGTTGGAGTAACTGGTTTAATAGGTTCCGGCAAAGACACAATTGCCAATTATCTTACTACATTTCATGGATTTAAAAAAGAAAGCTTTGCTAACAGTCTTAAAGATGCAGTAGCACATGTCTTTGGTTGGGATCGTGAAATGCTAGAGGGTACGACAAAATCTAGTCGTGAGTGGAGAGAACAAGTAGATCCTTGGTGGGCAGAAAGACTTGATATGCCCAATCTAACCCCTCGATGGATTCTACAGTACTGGGGAACAGAAGTATGTCGCAAAGGCTTCCATGATGATATATGGATTGCCGCATTGGAACACAAGCTACTAAAAAGTACTGACAATGTAGTGATATCTGACTGTAGATTTGC